CCGATGGACCCACATCAGCATACCCAACGTGGTTGGTGCTGCACCACGCAAGAGTAAGCTGATTATTGACCGCACTGGAACTCGCACCTACGCCTAAGGATGTGGAGCGTTCTCTGGAGTTTCCACGCACATGTAGACCGCCGTGTACTGACCTCGGCTTGGCCCTGCCCAACAATCATGCTTGTCCCCTTGCTCGGATTGCTTTGGCGATTTCTTTAGGATGTCCTTGCCAAGGCTCTTCGCACACCTTTGCACACGCCTCTCGCTCCTCGGCAACAACCCTTTCAACAAGAGCCATTAGATGCTGAGTACTGCAATGCCATGACTTGTACTCACGGTTTTGATCTATGGCCTCAGCTAACATGTAAGTAATCTGTTCTGCGTTGTAGGTCATGTGTTCTCCTTTACGTGTGCGGCTAATGCGTCTTTTAAATCCGCTAATGCGTGCAGTCGAACTTTCGCCGTGCGCCCGACTTCAACCGTATCGCGCATTGGTGGTCGATGCGCTATTTCAGTCCAGTCAAGCACTCCTTGCGCCGACTTAATTAACTTTGCACACGCCTCCTTCTCTTGGGCTGCATCATAGTCAAGCCCCAACTCACGGGCGTTCTCAGCCTTTTGGTCAAGGGCAATCTGACGCTTGCGCCATCCTGATAGTTCTACTGACATGGTAAGTCTCCGGTGAGCATGAGGGCGCGGGTGATGGTTACAGGGTCATAACGCACCAGGCCCTTTCGCTGTTGTGCCAATATCTTTCGTGCTTGTTCCAGGGTCATGTTTGATTCTTTCAAATTAGGCTGAGTTGTACTGATTGATTGGCTATTTTCTTTTGGAATCTCACGGCCTCTCGCCAATCATTACCGTTTTTTTTTCATACCTCGCTGCAAACGACCATGCCATGCTGTCTGCGCTCTCTAGGTTATCTCGCACATACTCCCAGGCAAGAGCTGTAGTCTTCACACCAAAGCCGTGTAGCCTCAGGTCTGGGCGCTCTTTCTTGATGGCCTTCAAAACCATCACGATAGAGCTTGGGTCTTGGTTTCTTTTACAGACACTGCCCACGCCCACGTACATGCCAGGCTTGAGCCTGTCCCCGTACATGCGTATGTGTTCTACATAAGAGATGGGCGTATAACCTTGCAGCACTGGCATGATGTAAACTCCCGTATCCTCTGCTACCAAAGCGTCATAGCGTTCTATGGTCAGTTCTTGATGGCGCTTCACACTCATGCCTGTGCGCTCTAACATGTGTTCTTCGCACATGTAATCTTGGCTCACAGCAGCTACCAAGTTACCGTTGTTCTTCCACTTGCGTATGTGGTTAGCGTACACACTCACCGGCTCTGGGTAGCCTCCATACTTGGAGATTGTCGTGAATGCCCCACTGTCCATAATCCAGTCATTCACTGGAAAACCTGACTTGCGTTTAGACAACACGTTGACAGATACAAAAGCCCTGTCAACCTTGTCTGCCTTACTAGGCATGTGCATTCCGACATAGAACTTCATTTGGTTTCTTCCTTTGTAAGTAGTTTTCGATATGCGTCAAGTGCTACACGTAAATCGTCGCGCAATGCCTTGATTTCTTCTTGTTGCTCTAACATTTTCTTGTTTGCTTCTGCGGCAAACTTTGCTAAATTTCTTTGCTCCCATGTTTGAAAGTTGGTCATTTGTTATATGCGTCATTCCATTCAGTTGCAATTTGTTTTGCCCATTCCTCAGTTGTCACCACTGCCCCTGGCTTATCGGAAAACGTCAAGCAATTAAAGCCATTACGGTTCATTACGCCCCACCAACCCATCTTGCCGCCAAGGTCTTCGGCTTGGTAGGGTGGGAATGCAAAGTATTTAGCGGGTACTGCGTTCATCAGTCTTCTCCATTTTCAAAAATTCCATTAAGTGCCCGTTCCACATTATTTTTTCCACAGGTACGTCATACGGCGTGGTAAAAATCTTGTCTTTGTAGCGCCACGTTCTTTTTACAGTTGAAATGTCGTATTGCTGTATGGCATAGCCTGCGTCATACAGTTCTTGTGAAGATTTCACGGCCTTTTCCCAATCTTTAAAAGTTCTACACGTTCACGGGCAACGCGCAAAGTGTTGTAACGCTGGTGTATGCGTTCAAGCATAGACACTCGTTTGTGTTGGCTGCGTTCCTCTTGCAACAAAGCCAATAAATCGGCTTCGCTGTAATTGGGCAACTCACTCTGAAATTTTCGCCATGTCAGCAATTTTTTTCTCCAGTTCGGCAATGTGTGCTGTAACTTTGTTGTAGGCCCGTGACGCACTGTTGTTTGTACGGGTTCGGATAGCAAGTTCCGCTTGCGCGGCTCTTAACTTGGCTTTAAGTTGAGTAAGTTTTTTGTTCATGTTGGAAAGTTTATCACAAATAAATTATTTCTTCAACATCATTCCTGATGCCGTGCCGGGGTCAATGACAATCCAGCCGTTCTCATGGACTTCAATCAACTTTTCTTCAATCAACGGCCCTATGTACTTGCCCTTGTTTCCGTCTGCTGGTATTTGCGCTCTCAAGCTGTCCTTTGTGTATTTCTTGTTTTTCAAACCGTTGACCAATGCCCATTCATAAAGTGCGCTGCGGGTAAGGTACGGTGCGCCGCCTCGATCTTCTGCACCAGTGGCAAACCACGCACGTTCAAATGATGAAAAACAAAGTGAATCACCTTTGCTTTTTCCTTCTGGCGCTTCGCCTTTAACCACCACTGCACTGGTGACCTGATCTCCATCCTCATCGAACCAGCCGAGTATCGCCACAGATTCGAGGTTGACATAGACTGGCGCTGCCATCTCGGCGTCTTTGCTCTTACGCTGCACGATCTCAATGGACTTGTCGCCCTTGGCAGGTATGACGCTGATCTCAATGTCCAAAGCGCCACGCCAAGCACTGCTACCACGGGCACGGTGTTGGGCTTCCTCGCTGACGCCTGTATGGTGTACCAAGATAACGGTGCAGTCAAACTCTTGCATGAGTGCAGCGCAGGCGTCTAGCATGGTTTTGGCATCTTGGGCGCTGTTCTCGTCACCGGCCATAAATCGGTGCAGCGTGTCCACGGTAATGACACTTGGCTTGATCTTGAGCGCCCTGACCGCTTCCAGCACCTTTAAATAACCTTCGGCGGTGTTAAGGTCTACGCCTGATTTACTGACCCACATATTGAGACTTGTAACGCTGTTGTGGTGTTTCCATGCCGCTATGCGTGAGCGCAGGCCGTGGTGACCTTCGCCGGCGAGATACACCATGTTGCCTGCCTTAACTTTGTGGCCAAACCAACTTGCTTTACCACTGGCAATGTGCAACATCCAATCTAAGGTGACAAAGGTCTTGCCGCCGCCGCTAGGCCCATGCACCATAACCAAGGCTTGGTCTTGAATCCAGTGCTTTACAAGCCACGAAATCGGCGCTGGCTGCTCTGAAAAACCATCAGCATGGATTAGGTAGTCTGTTGCTATTTGGGGCTTTAAAAGCAGTGCCAAATCGTGCCCTGTCTGAACGTAATCATTGGCATCACCTTCAATTGGCGGCATTGTCATGCGAACCCCAAATTTAGCACTGGCTTGCTCTGCATATCGTTGGCCTACACCACTTGCATCATTGTCAGCAACAATGCAAATGTCCAATGTTGGGTGTGCTGCTTTCAAAATTCCCGTCACCGGCACCAAGTTGCTGGCGCTGTACGCCACCGCGCAGGGCTGGCCCGTGACTTCGGCAATGGTAGCCGCTGTGGCAAAGCCTTCGGCAATGTAGAGAGTGCTGGCGTCATCCATGCTGCCGACAAGCCAAAACATGGAGCCGGTTTGCCCACCTGGGTGATACAGTTTGCCGCCTTGGTGGTCAATGTACTGGATGCTAGAGAGTTCGCCGTCTGAGTTATACAGAGGCACCATCAAGCGCCCATCACCTGTAATCCGTGCGCCATTGGGCTGTATGCCTTTGCGCTGTAAGTAGGGATGTTCAGGGCTTGCGGCTCCTGCTTGCGACCAGATTAAGTCTACGGTGTTAGCGGCCACTTCGCGGGTTTTGGCTTGCTCTGCATCGCGCTGCGCTTTGGCCTCTGACAGCCTGCGAGACTGCGCCATTTCCTCTGCCACCGTCAGGCTGCGCCCTATGTCTGCCTTCCAAGTCAGCTCAACGCCAGAACGCCAGCAACCAAATCGCCCTGCGGGTACGCCATCGTTAAAAATGATGTACCAACCAGGCTTGTCATGTCCTTTCTCGCCCTTGGTGCCTGAGTTAAATCGGTGCAGCTTGCCATCAAGGTGTAGCGTATCTGGTGGCTTTAGCCCTGCGCCTAACATGGCGTCTTTTAGCTGTATGTCGGGTGCGGCGGGGGCTTGTTGTTCTGGTGGCGACCAAGGGCCGCCAAGGATGCTTGAGAGGTCTGCCATTAAAATTAATCTCCACAGAAGCAAGCAATTGCTTCTTCGTTAGGGTCAAAAAGATTGGTTTGGTCTTTGCTATATTGCAACATTGATGCGTAGCTAGGGCGGTCGGAACGAAACACCGCACCGCTTGGCTTGGACGCCAACGCCAACGCCTCCATTTTTGCCCACCATATAGCACGTTCTGGCTTTTCTGCAATTAGGGATAACACTTGTGACCCGCCTTTGAGAAAGCACAGGTCACAGTTGCCGTGCATGGTTACACCGTTGTTGTTTGGCAGGCCTAAATCAAATGGCTGGCTACGCCAAAATGCGCCAACATCCTCTTTTGTGATGCCTGCTGTCACCAATGGGATGCGTGACTTGTCTTCAATCTTTGCGGCTCGGCGCTGTTCATCTGCTCTCATGCCAATCATGCTCATGTTTTCGGCTTCAGTCTTAGTGTCAGCCATGCCCAAAGACAACAGGTAACGTCCAATTGGGCGAATCTTCAGTTCACTGGTGCAAAACCGGGTCACTGGGTTGGGCAGGTAGTTGCGCTTGCGAATCAGTGCCTCAAACGGCTCACCATTGCGGCTGGCAGTCTCAAAATTGACAATGGTGTAATCCACTTCAGCGTACTCTAGCCAAGTGATCGGCACGTTCCAGTTCACCGCGCAGTCCCGCACAAACTCCAGCGTCTTTTCATCTTCCTTACCCGTGTTGGCAAAGCAGACAACGGCCTCGCTTGGTAGCTGCCCCCCCCCGCTCTGTAGAACCCGCCAAAGCATATAGGCGCTTGTCCTGCCGCCACTGAAGGAAATGCAGGTTGGACTGTCAATTTTGAAGGGGTCTGACATTTATTTTTCAGTCTTTGTTAAAAAGTTGTTGACACTGTATCACGAACCTGTGATATACTGCAAGCACGCTTCGAACTGAGTCCAGACGGAAGCGCAAACAGAGAAGGAGAAAGCCACATGGCTATATCGTTAAAACGTACCGGCGGCTTGAGTGCCAACGGTGTCAAATTGCTTGTCTACGGACAGGCTGGTTCGGGTAAGACAAGTCTGATTAAGACGCTGCCAAACCCTGTTGTATTGTCTGCTGAAGGAGGATTGTTGTCCATTCAGGATGCCGATCTTCCTTACTTGGAAATCACCAGTATGGATGACCTTCGGGAAGCCTATTCTTGGGTTCTTGAATCTGAGTACAAGAGCGTAGCCCTTGACTCAATCAGCGAGATTGCAGAGGTTTGCTTGAACCACGAGAAGAAGGTCAACAAAGACCCTAGAGCCGCATACGGTGCTATGCAAGAGCAGATGGCCGATATTATTCGGGCATTCCGTGACATCCCAGGCCGTCATGTGCTTATGACTGCCAAGCTGGAGAAAACCCAAGACGAGATGGGGCGCGTACTGTATAGCCCTTCGATGCCAGGTAACAAGACCGGCCAAGCACTGCCTTACTTTTTTGATGAAGTGCTGGCGCTGCGAGTTGAGAAAGATGCCGAGGGTAATACTCAACGTGCTTTGATGTGCGACTCTGATGGCCTGTGGTTGGCAAAGGATCGCAGTGGCAAGTTGGGTGCATGGGAAGCGCCTGACCTTGGCGAAATCATTGCCAAGATTGGTGGTGTGGCATGAAAATTAAAACAAAAATCCATATTTACTTTTCTAAGTATTCATGGGAACCAAAAGGCGAATATCTTGTTCTTTACGTAAAGATAGAGGAAGCCGAACACCAGACTTATGTGTGTTCGCAAGAGATTGAAATTGAAATTCCAGAAGACTTTGACCCTCGGGCGCAGCAAATCGCTGCTTTAGAGGCAAAGAAAATCAAAACAATGGCTGACTACCAAAAGTCAGTTACCCAGATTAACGAACGCATTAGTAAATTGACTGCACTGGAGTACACAGAATGACCTTATATCAACGCTGGCTTGACGCCAAAAAACTGGAAGTTGCTGCGGTAGCCGAGCGCCGCGAACTTGAAGACTTGATTAGCAAAGAACTTGCAGTTCCTAAAGATTTGGATAGCACACTTCATTGCGAGGCTGAAGGTTACAAAATCAAATTGGAAGGCCGAATTAATAAGAAGATTGACGCTGATAAGCTGCAAGTGTTGGCCGCTGAAGCTGGCTTGTCTGAACACTTGTCCAGCCTTTTTCGCTGGAAGCCTGAAATCAATGCAAAAGTTTGGAATGCGGCTGCTGACGCTGTAACCCAGCCCTTGCTTGGTGCAATTACGTCCACACCTGGACGCCCCACTTTCACAATTACTAAGGAATAATCATGGCTTTTTTAGACGAAGAATTTAGCGTAGACACGCTGCCCGTTGGCAACAACAACTTTGAACCATTGCCCGAAGGTTGGTACAACGCCACCATCACGGGTGCTGAGGTCAAGGAAACTAAAGCGGGTGATGGCAAGTACATTGCCTGCAAGTACACCGTCACCGGCCCAACGCACCAAGGTCGCGTAGTGTTTGGAAACCTGAACATCAAGAACGCCAGCACAAAGGCCGAGGAGATCGGACGCCAGCAGCTAGGTGAAATCATGCGAGCGATTGGCTTGGGTAAAGTGTCGGACACCGACCAACTGATTGGCGGGAACCTGGGCATCAAGTTGACCGTTCGTACTGGTGAGTATGCCGGTAACGAGATTAAAGGGTTTAGGGCTTTAGGCGGTGCTGCACCTGCTGCGGCTGTACCGTTCAAGTCTGTAGCACCAAGCGCTGCGCCTGCCAAGGCTGCACCACCTTGGGCTAAGAAGTAAGCAAAAAAAGACCCCGCTTGTAACGGCGGGGTCAACTACTCAACAGGAGAGAAACCATGAAGATTCCCGAGCCAGAGGTTACCATAACTTCACTTATTGATAAAGCGCACGAAGCACGTTTAGAGAAGCCCCGCGCCCACATGGGGTGCAGCACTCTAGGCCACCATTGCGAACGCTGGATGTGGCTATCGTTTCGCTGGGCAGTGCAAGAACAATTCAAGGGCCGTATTCTGAGACTGTTTAGGCGTGGCAACAATGAGGAGGCCACCATTGTCAGCGACCTGCGGGCCATTGGCATGAGCGTGACAGGCACCCAGCGACAAGTTGACTTTGGGAGCCATGTGTCGGGTAGCCTAGACGGTATTGGCAAAGGCGTACCTGGTGCGGCCAAGACTGAACACGTTTTGGAATTCAAAACCCATAGCCTAAAGTCATTTAACGACCTAGAGAAAAATGGCGTAGCAAAGTCTAAGCCAATGCACTTTACTCAGTGCCAAGTGTATATGCACGGCACCGAGTTGAAACGGGCTTTGTATGTGGCTATCTGCAAAGACGATGACCGCATATACACCGAGCGTTTGGAGTATGACCGCGACCATGCACTTAAAGCCATTGAAAAGGGCCAGCGGCTGGCGCTGACAGACCGTTTGCCACCACCTATCAGCACCGACCCAACATGGTTTGAGTGCAAGATGTGCGCTGGTCATGACTTCTGTCACGGCAGCAAGACCACCAAAGAAGTCAACTGCCGAACGTGCGCCCACTTGACGCCATTGTCCGATTCAACGTGGCACTGCGCCAAATGGGATGCTGTTGTACCGACTGACGCGCAGTATGAGGGATGTGAAAGCCATGTGTTGCACCCTGACCTTGTGCCATGGAAGCGTTTAGAAGGCCCAAGCGATTGGGTGGCGGTCTATGAGATAAATGGCCTTGGTTTGGCTAATGGTGAGCCAGGTGAGGGGGTGTACGGTAGCAAGGAATTGCTTGCTAATGCCAAGGCTTGCTCTGACCCTGCGGTGAACAAGATCAGGGCTGAGTGGGATGGGAGGGTAATGGGATGATTCATTATCACGGCACACCCATCACGCCAATGAAAGCAATTGAAACCATGGGTGGCAAGCATTTTTGTGTGTCTTATGCAAGGCCAGATGACCTTGTACGTTGTTTGCGACTTGGTCAAAGCCTGATGTTAGACAACGGTGCGTTCAGTGCATTCACTCGCAAATTGCCATTTGACAGAGATGGATTTTATGATTGGGTAGAGCCTATATTGGCTCATCCACATTGGGCGGTGGTTCCAGATGTAATTGATGGAACCGTCGAACAACAACGAGAGATGGTAAAGACTTGGCCTTTTCGCAAAGAATTTGGAATCCCTGTTTGGCACTTAGGTTTACCGATTGACTATCTTTTGGAAATTTCAGATCAATGGGGTCGTGTGTGTTTTGGATCAGCAGGCGAATATTGGCAAATTGGCACACCCAAGTGGTGCGGAAGAATGGATGAAGCATTTAATGCTTTAACCAAAACCTTTGGCAAGTTGCCTTGGATTCACGGACTCAGAATGTTAGGACAGTCAGAGGGGCCTTGGCCTTTGGCAAGTGCAGACTCAACTAATGTCGCGTTGCATCACGCCGAACATGTTCCGTGCGCGGGATGTATGGCAAAAAGAATTGATTCAACCAACCCACCAATCAAATGGAAAAACAAACCTTTACAGGAGAAACTTTTATGATTTTTGCTTTGCTTGCTTATGCTGTTGCAATGACATCCGCAAATCTTTTGGTAGCCACGTTTGGGCCATCAATCAGTCCAGTCAACGCTTTTTTTCTGATTGGTCTTGACTTGACTCTGCGTGATTGGCTTCACGTTCGTCTTAAAACATGGCAGATGGGTGGTCTTATTGTTGCTACAGGTCTGTTGACTTATGCACTCAATCCAGCAGCAGGGATTATTGCAATAGCTTCTGCGGTATCTTTTACAGCCGCCGCAGTGGTTGATTGGGGTGTTTTTATCAAGGCATCAGGGACATGGTTTGCGCGGTCTACAAAGTCGAACATTGCTGGCGCAGCAGTTGACTCATTGATTTTCCCAACAATTGCTTTTGGTGCGCTTATGCCACAAATTGTGGCGGCTCAATTCTTGGCAAAGGTTGCTGGCGGTGCAATTTGGGGATTATTGATTCACAAATTACTTGGTAAGAATCATGCTCCGTGACTACCAACAACGCACCATAGACCAGCTTTACGCATGGTTTGAGGCAGGCAACACCGGCAACCCATGCCTTGTATTACCTACAGGGTCAGGCAAGAGCCACATCATCGCTGCACTGTGTAAGGACGCGCTGCAATCGTGGCCTGAAACCCGCATTTTGATGTTGACGCACGTTAAGGAATTGATTGCCCAGAATGCCGAAAAGATGCGCCAGCACTGGCCCAATGCACCGCTTGGCATTTACAGTGCAGGGCTTGGCCGCAAGGACTTAGGCGAACCCATCACCTTTGCAGGCATTCAATCTGTACGCACCAAGGCCAAGCTAATTGGTCATGTTGACCTCGTTATCATAGATGAGGCTCACTTGGTGAGCCATAAGGATGAGGGCGGCTATCGTACTTTGCTGGCCGAACTGAGTGCCATCAATCCGAACCTGCGGATTGTGGGGCTAACCGCTAGCCCTTATAGGCTTGGGCATGGTTACATTACCGACAAGCCAGCCATCTTTGATGCACTGATAAACCCAACATCTATTGAAGAATTGATTTATAAAGGCTACTTGTCTACCCTGCGAAGCAAGCTAACCGTCACCAAACTAGAGGTGGATGGCGTTCATAAGCGTGGCGGGGAATATATCGAGGCCGAATTACAGGCAGCGGTAGACACCAAGGACAAGAATGCAAAAGTTGTGCGCGAGATCATAAATCTTTCTAAAGAAAGAAAATCATGGTTGATCTTTTGCGCTGGTGTTGCCCATGCACAGCACATTGCTGAGGCACTGGTAGCGCAAGGCATCACTGCCGAATGCGTGACCGGAGAAACGCCATCAAACGAACGTGACCGAATGCTGACCGATTTCAAGGCAGGGCGAATTACAGCGTTAACAAATGCCAATGTCCTAACTACTGGTTTTGACGCGCCTAGCATTGATCTGATAGCCATGCTGCGCCCTACTATGTCCCCAGGTCTTTATGTCCAAATGGCAGGGCGAGGCTTGAGGATCGCCGAGGGCAAAACCGATTGCCTAGTGTTGGATTTTGCTGGTGTAGTTGAACAACATGGGCCGATTACCGCCGTGAGGCCACCACCTAAAAAGGGCGACAAGGTAGGCGAGGCACCCGTGAAAGTATGCGATAACTGCCAAGAGATATGCGCCCTGTCGGTACGGGTCTGCCCAGCCTGCGGAACACCATTCCCTGAACCAGTGCGCCCAGCTTTAAAGTTGTCCCATTTAGACATCATGGGCGTGGAAGGCACCGACTTAGACGTTACCGCTTGGACGTGGCGCAAACACTTAAGCCGCGCTAGTGGTAAAGAGATGCTATCCCTGACCTATTACGGGGGGCTATCTGACCTGCCAGTGACCGAGTATCTAACGGTGACGCATGACGGCTATGCTGGTGAAAAGTCTCGCCGCCTACTGTCTGATATTGCATACAAAGCACAAGTGGCATTGGACTACAGA